AGTGCATTCTCACTATCGAGAAGTACTGGAAGAATACCAAGGTGTTGTGCATTTCGTACAAGATTACCTGAACAAATGTAACTTTTACCTGATCCTGATTCTCCTGCAAACATAGTAACTTTGCCTAATGGAATTCCACGTTCAAAATCACCAGTCATTAGATAGTTAAGTGTGTGGTTGCCTGTACTAATCCAATCTCTTGGATCATTAAATCCAGTACTCATTCCTGGTACTGCTTTAGTTAAGTTTTTTCGAAACTTAGAAACGTCAAATGCTTTAGTTGTCATAATTATCCTCTCTGTGTAATTGGGGTGACTAATCTTCTAGCCACCCCTTTATTACAAATTAGCTACCTGTTGTTTCTCTGTTACGAATCATACTTAAGATATCGTCAACACTAGGTTTCGGTGCGTCAGAGGATGCATCTGCAACTGGTGCCGCTTCTACTGCTACTGGTGCCGCTTCTGCTACTGGAGCAGGAGTTGCTGGAGCCGGTGCAGGTGCCGCTTCTGCTACTGGAGCAGGAGTTGCCGGAGCACTAACTGGGTTAGTAGCTGAAGTAGAATTAGCAAACGTTGCACCATTAGGGCGATAATAATTGCCCCAACGTGCTGGATCATATAATTGACCATCAACCGAAGCTTCAAACATTTCTAGTTGAATGTCAACTTCTTCTTTGCCTGGACGTTTAGGCATAAAGTCTCCAAGATCAAACAATCCATGCTTTGAAACTGCACTTAGTTCTTCTTCGTTTAGACCACGTTCCTTACGAGCCCAGGATGATGTACTATAATCAGCATAGCCACCTTTCTGAGTCTTATTAATACGGAAGTCTGTACCACGTTCGTAATCAGTTGGAATTTCTTCCATTTCAACGTCCATTAACGCACTCTTAATAATTGTAAAAATCTGAGGGCTAATGATCATTCTACGAATTGGATTTTCTGGGGCATTATCTTCGTCAAGCGGGCTTGACACTACTATTCCCTGGAACACATAAGAACGCTTTTTCCAATATTTTCGTGCTAACTGCTCCATGCTAGGGTCGTTAAACCAAGGACGTAATTGTGCATGGATAGGACAAGCTTCTCCCCACATATCTACGCAAGGTACTTGCACAATACATTTACGAGATTCGTCTTGGCCTTTAATGCCTGGAAACTCGAAACGCATCATTAAGCGTTCTCGCCAAAAGAATGTGTTAGAATCGTCGCCGTCTGGTAGAAAGCGAATTACTGCGGATGTTCCTTCTGGAATGTTCCAATGGGCAAATAGCCCGTTATCACCGGATTGTGTTGAACCGCCCGATTTTGCGGCTTGCTCGGTTAGACGAGCTCGTATTTCTGCTAAAGTTGCCATAATTAGTTATCTCCTGTATATTATGAGCCAATATTTGTTTCAGTTCTTCTGAGCCAAACAACGTAAACCTTCCCGGCCTACATTGTAATTATACTTATCTTTGAGACTAAAGTCAAGTGTCCATTTGTCCGTTTTAGACTATTTTTGGTTAAAATATATGCTTGTGTGGTTGACTTCGTTTATAATTTGTGGTAAAAGGTTTGCCCACTTGCCTTTTGTAGGCCAAAGGAACCATATTTCAGATAGTTGCATCTGTACTAATATACGCCTTCTGTGTTTATAACGTGGATGTCGTTGTGTTCTAACTAATGCCGGATATATGTCATCGTGGTGATCTAAGTTTAAATCATGCCCTAACATTAACATCTCATCTTTTGGATCTGCATCTATAAATTTACAAATATCACGTTCAACCTGTTCGGAGGAATGGTCACCATCTATAAAAACTGCATCAATATCCATATCTTGTGGAACTGTATAATCGTCACTTCTTGTAGTTATTAGTTTCCATTTATCACTTTCAACAAAATTTGTGCAATAATTAAAACTAGGTATCCAGCTATTATGCTCTTGTGCTATTTTTACCATTGCTTTCCAGTTGCTGTATATCTTAGAATCTTCTTTATCTTTTTGATCTCCTAAGCAACCTGGACCCATTTTAAAAGCAGACCATATTTCGGTTGATAATGGATCAATACTTGTTAAGCAGGTGCTTAACGGTAAATTGTCTTTAATAGCCAATGTACTGCGTCCGACAAAACTACCAATTTCTATAAAGTTTGAATTTTCTGATGTGTGTTTAGCAATAATACCTAACAGTATTAAATCTCTCCAAAGCATCCATCCTGGTGTGTTATAGGCATTCTGCCAATTTATCATATTAAATTTTTAGTAAAGATATCTAATTGCTCTGATACCAATCCCTGAGGGCGAATAATTTCTAGTCCCGGTAGGAGTTTAAGTTTAACGTTGGTATCTTGAATTAGATGGAAAATTGATTCTGACACTTCTTGCCTTGGTGTAAATTCATGTGCAACAATATGATCTAGTTTCCCAGTCCGAGCGGCACGTTCCATCATTCTACGAAGTAGTTTAACTTCTGAATATCCTCGACTTTGGATTTCCTCTAGTTGCACAGAGTTATTAATTTTTTTACTATAACGTAGCAATTCCATAATGTCTGTTCGACGTCTGCTTACTTCAGCAATTTTTTCACCTAATTGATCCCAAGGCTTTCCACCTTGATCAACATGTAATGCCATTACCCTAGCACCTAATAAATGTTTATGTGGATAACGGAATCGTTCTCCTTTGTGTTCAATAAACACATCTTGGATATTACGACTACGAGCTCCTCGTTTTTCTTCGTCAACTTTCTTAGAATGACGAATGATAATTTTTGTTTCTCCTAATGGATGATAACTTGATTTGCTAGTGTTTCGGGCTTCGTCGGTCCTTGTTCTATGCACAAAATCCTTAGGACGAATTTCTCCATCATAACTTCTAGTTGTAGTGCTATAAAGATAACGTCTTGCTGTAGTAGTGGCACGAGGTTTAACCTCATTTTTAATCCATTCAATATCAGCTTCGTTTGGATCATACCAAATTTCAATTTCTTTGATATCATGCTTAACTAGTATTAATGTAGCCTTATCTTTAATATAAAGATATACTGCATCTTCAGCATTAACTGTTGCTCTACCTTCTTTGTCTCGGAGTGCAACACTATGGCTAAGGCCTGATAATGTTCCTACTAAATCTCCTGATATATTATCTTTGATTGTCATATTGTTATTTACCTTATAAGAAGCCAATCGGCATAGGCTTAATTGCTTCTTCTGTATCACTATTTATTAAATATTCATAAGTTGGCATATCCCATGCCATAACTACTTCAATGATCCGCAAAGCAAGTATTGTAGACATAACTAAATCATCAGTTTCGCCGTCTTTAGCCGAAAAACTCGAACCCCTTGCAATAAAGTTCTTCATTTCCCTAAGTAAGTTATGGCTTTTAATAGTCATCTTATCACCTTCAACATAACTCTTTAAACGCATGCATGAAGTTATCTTACTTTTGTGTGTTGTATTAAATCCTCTTCTTCCTTTACTTTGTCCTGGTTTTCTTACTTCTTGCACAAAGTTACCGGGAATATTTTCTTCCCCATATTCTTTAATAGATATTAATGACGCTTCACCAATACTGTTGTTTTCGACTGACCAATATAATTCTGCATCCGGGCATTCACTTTCTAACCAACGTAACATATTAACTAACTGTCGTAACTGTCCTTGTATGTCTGTTTTATTATGTTGCCATTCTGCAATCTGGACAACATCTGGTAACCGGTATACTTCTATTGCGGCCATATCGCCACCAGTTCCTAGACTAGGATCCCAACCAATTACAAATGCTGATGCCTCAGGTTTGTCATACACTCTAACTTGACCAAGATTAAACTTAGCATCTTGACTTTTCATGTTTACTAATTTTAACGGGCTAATTAACGTTTCATCAGCAATAATAAACTCACATTCATGTTCACGTCTAAAACGTTCTTCTCCAATTTTACTTCTTTCTTCTTGAGCCCATTTTTCATCACGTTCTGGATGCCTGTCCCATTGGAATTGAATATTAGCAAAACCATTTTGACCTAGTGTAGGATCTTCATTAGGATTTCCAAAATCGTCAATTTTCTTTTCAGCTTCTTTCCATATACGAGCAAATTGATCATCATCTTGATTTGGCGTACTTGTAATAATACATTTACCACCAGTTGCTAGTGTAGGAGAAATTGAGGTCCAAAATTCCTCAGCAATTCGAGGTTTAACAAATGCAAACTCATCAGCATATAGTAAAGATATAGACATACCACGTCCGGTATTATCTGTAGTTGTTGCAGACATAATACGACTGCCGTTATCAAAATCTATACTACCTTTGTTATAACTAGTTGCTCCTGCTTTTAAAAAATCTGGAAGAGTTTCGTATGTATAGCGAACTCTTTGCATAATTTCTTGGGCACCAGCAAACTTGTGTGCCGCTATAAGAATAGTAGTATCTGCAATAAACAACGCTCGCCAAACAAGATATGCCGCGGCACATGCTGTTTTACCCATTTGCCTTCCAAGCATATTAATACTATATCTATTTTCGTGATAACATTTTAATAAGTCACGCTGATAACGATACAATTTAAAAGGTATTTTACCCCTAACTGCATGTTGAACCCAGCAATGGTTATCTATAAAATGTATTGGGTCATTCGCACAAAGGGAGAGTTCACGAATTTGTTCATCCGTGAATCTCTCCAATTGATAAGGCGATTTAACAAAACTAAAATTAGGTCTGTTAGCCATGTATGCTACTCCTACTTCTTAGCTTTTTTAGTACTCTTCTTTGACATAATGCCTTCTGAAATAAACTTGCGGTATTCGCCAAGTGCTTTCTGAAATGACTCTTCAACATCATCAGCAGTGTGCATGCCCATTGGATTCTCTCCTTGGCCATCTGCACGATTGATGTAATCTGAATTACCAGCCCCTTGTCCAGGCGCACTAGGTAATTTATCAAATTCTTTTGGCTCGTCCATGCTAGTTCCAGCTGGAGAATTAGCTAATTTAGACTCGTCAATATTTCCAAGACCTGATAGTTTAAGTAGTCTATTCATATCATTAACATCAATTTCTGTACCTTGATATTTTGTAATAAGATCAGTTGTAGTAATTGCTTCTACTACTGGATCCGGAAGTCCTAATGATGTTTCTGGAATAATGTCATCATCTTTACCAATTGCTTCGCCCATGATTTCCTTGTATGCTTGTTTTGCTTCTTCATCACTCATACCCTGTGCTGAATATTCTTCAACAAACTCTCCCATGCTCATACTTTCAGCATCATCAATCATTTTGCTCTTTGATGCGCCTTCTGTAACTGCATCTCCGTTGGAATCATAATCCGGTCCA